TCCTCGCGTGGCTCAAGTGGAAGGAAGGTTTCGCTGTTTTCGCGTAGATATTCGGTGCCGTTCGTCACGGCTGTCATGATCTCCCAGCCCTTCATTTGATCAATCACCGCTTTGGTGCGAACAAATGGACTATCAACGCTTCCAAGGTATGAAGAGCTAACAAGATGAGTGCGTACCGAGCCAGGAACGGAATAAGTCATGTCACCATTTCACGCGACTGGCCCAGTAAGCAGGGGAAAGCTTGCCACGCTTTATGTTGGCTGCGTGGCGAGCCTTAAACGATGCACGACGACGCTTTGCTGCTACAGATTCCCCTTCACGCTTCGGCGAGCCACTGACTCCTTGTTGTCCGAATCGGATCAGTCGAACCGTTTCCCCTTCCTTTACCAAAACGGCATGGGATTTTGTTGGGTGGCTCGGAGTGCGCTTAGGTTTGTTGTAGCCAGCAAATCGCTCGCCGCGATATTCAACCATTGGGTCAACCTTTATTCAAGATTGCTGGTGATGGCTCCGCTGGTGATGAAGTTACAGGTTGCAACTACAAGGTCACCAGCTGTAGATCCAATGTCCATGCTGGTAATAATTCCAGCAAAACTCACTGAATCAGTGCCAGCGCTTGTGCCAGTAGTGAACAACTCAAACGTTGCATCAGCTGGATCAGCAGTGGTCACGCTGTCTTCAAGGAATCCGGCCTGACCAGTTGCATCAGGATCGTAAACAAGCTCTACCGTGCCAGAACCAGAGATCATGCTTCCGACGTTGGTGCGGAAGGAGTCACCGTGCTTGCTGGTGTCAAGTGTTTCTTTTGAGATGCTCAGTGTCCAGCTACGAGTGCCAACGATGGTTGCGTTGGATGCCCCAGCAGCGTCAAATTGAACAGCGCCCTCTTCTCCTCGAATAACAGCCATTGGTAGACATAGGAAGGATCTATGCTTAACAGTCTAACTGCTTAACCGCAACAAGCTACGACCAAGGCTTCAACTATTTCTTGCTACCTGCCGCTTTGCGGCTCGATTTTTTTGCAGTTTTTGCAGCTTTCTTAAAAGCTTTGGCAGTTGGAGCACCTTTAGCGCCTGGTTCACGCATTTTTTCGCCGGAACCGGCTTTTATGCGTTTACGTTTTGCCGCGATGTTTGCGTAAAGTCCACTCTTTTTCTTAGGTGTCATTTTTTCTTTTTAGTAGTGGTTTTCTTTTTGCCGCCTTTGACGGTTTTCATATAGCCTTCGCAGCGTTTCATCGCTGAAGATTTTTTAGACTTAGGACTAGCCATCAATTGCCTCAGGAGGCCCGCAACCGGGATCGACTTGCCGCATTCTAGGCCAATTGCGGATCGCACTCAAGGATAATCCTCTTCTTCTTATGGTTCTCAGTGTCTCGCGGATAGTATTTAACTACTAGCGTGTTGGATAGAATGTCCTCTGGGGGCTGGAGCGTCCTAAACTTTTTGCCGCATTCATCGCAACTGCGAAATCGCACTACGTCGTCATCTTGAGTCGTATACGTGCTGACCACTCTTGTCTCCCCTGACCCGCAAGCAGGGCATAGCATTCTTCTTAATGGCTTCATTTCAATACAACCGGTAAGAAGTCGTACCCATCGTCTCCGGCTTCGCCAGATTGAATTGTTGTAAAACTAAATACCCGAAAGCATCAAAAGCGTGGTCCACTCCTAAATTCTTGTTTGGTAATCCCGTCCCAGGGGCATAGGTCAATGTTCTCAATGACTTGATCAAGTTCTTGCATCGTGGGTGGATCACTGTACGACGCTCTCCCGTCGCATCCATTAATGCTGTATTAACTGAAGTAATTTTGTCTCGGATCTTCCACGGCGCTTTGGGCGATTGCACCGTAAATCCACTGCGCCGCAAAATCGCATGGTCTGTAACCCCTACCCCCTGGGTCTTCCTTGCCCCGCCCGTAGGGTCTGGACATGCAATAATCCTTCGCTCCACACCATATCGACGTGTAACCTCCTCCGCAAAGTCCCACGTCGTTGCTCCACCCGTCAACATGATCTCGTCAAATACATAAAGCGTATGACCATCCTTTACCGCCACAATTCCGCTCATTGGATCAACGTTAAAATCAACCCCCAATAACAGCGGTTGAATCGCGATGTCTCGTGATTCTGTTGATATGTTCTCGTCCGAAAAACTAATCGCTACTAATCCTGTTAAATTCTCGAAGCTGGCCTCAAATTCTTGTCGAAACGTTCGAGTGTCAAGTTGCGCTCGGGCTGCTTCTACCTCCTTTGCACTAACATTCCCGCCGTCAATCGTCGTATAACTCCATCGCTCCCATAATTCCGTAGGATCCTCCGCCACATAACACCACAAGTCGTAAAACCAGCTAGCCGTTCCATCAGGCGTTGAAATAAACAACGCCCAGCCCTCTTTGTCCGCTAAAGCTGGTCGTATAACCTCGAACCACACCTCTGCATCCATAAATGCAGCCTCATCCAACACCACTCCGCTCAAACTGCGACCCCGTAACGCCATTGCATTCTCGGTTCCCTTTAACTCAATCATTGATCCATTAATTAGCTCGATCCTGAGGTCCGTTTCGTTCTTACTCTTGATCCATACCTTCGGTACAAGCTTCTTTAACGCTCTCCAAGCAATGTCCTTCGCCATTCGATACGTTGGCGCACAATAAAAAAACGTCTCCCCAGGACGATTGATCGCTCCACGCAACAACTCAACACAGGACAGGTACGATTTGCCGAAACGTCGGCCAGCTACTAATACTCGGAATCGCTTTTCACATGAAAAGACTTCGCCTTGTGCCCATCGAAGTTGAATGGGTTCGGAATTTTGACTCATGCCTATCACAATACATAGCTTTCTGACCACTGCCCCCCTGTTGTCCATACGCTCCAGCAACAGTTATCATTTGTGGAACGGTAATCTTGTGGCAAATGGGACTTAGAACGCCTGACGCGGTTAAAGATGAACGGGTGAGGCGCTTGTATCGCCGTCAACTTGATGGTCTTTCGGCAAGAGCACTGGTTTATGACCATGCTGAAAAAGAAGGCATCTCCCTAGCAACTGGTTGGCGTGATTGGGCAGAAGTAAAGCAGATGGTTGAAGAAGACTGGAAAAATGATCGCGAAAATATGCTCCCGCGTCTTCAACACATGCGCACCAAACTCTTTCATCAGGCTTTGAAAAAGGGGCAATTGCAAACCGCAAGTCAGGTTCTGGATTCCATTGGACGTGTTATCGGTGAATCTACTGAAGTCGTTAATATCCAAGCGCCTGACCTGACCATCAAGATTGAAGATAAAACCACCTGACGCACCAAACAAACGCAAACGCACAAAGCCTCCCGTACTGGGGGGCTTTTTAGCACACTAGTGCTAGTTGACGAGAATGTATGTCGGGTACCTGGAATGAGAATGATTCTCATTTCCATTCGCAACACCGCCCCCCTGTTGAGAATGAGAATGATTATCATTCTCGGTAGTACAAAGTAGTACACTTTCGTGAGCCAACGAAAAAGTGAGAATGATTATCGTTCTCAAAAGAGTGAGAATGATTATCATTTTACTTGAGAATCGCTTGCATTAATTATTCACAATTCCTTTTGATTTGATCCCCTGCTATGCGATCAAATGGTGTAGAATAATAAGCAAGAGGGAAGGCCAGATCTTCCCTTCGTACCTTGACAACCGCATAGGCTCACCGCTGACAGCAGATCACAAGATCTTGCAGGCTCGCACGGTCTCACCCTCGCGGGTAGACAGCCAGTCCTGCTTACTTGATGCTTCACAGCATCGCTGTCATTAAACGCGGGAAAGCCACCCCAAAACGCCCCAAAACACCACAAGACAACATCATGAAGTTTGAAACCTATTTCACCCGTTGTTGTCTCGCTTTATTCTCGGTCGGCTGCGTTGGCTTAATTGTCAACGTTGCCGCTTCAGAATTGAGCGAGACACCGAACCAGTCAACAGGAACCCAGCAGATCCATAGAGTCAAAGGCTGGGCACAATGAACTTAAGCGATTCTGCAAGAGAATTAAGCCTCTACGCTGAAAACGTAGAAGCTTACATTGGGCCAGTGATTAGAAACCTTTCTAAGCACTACAAGCGCGGCAACTATTCTTTAGATCTGGCAATTAAGTCAATCGAGAGATACTGCTTACAGCCTGCCGCTAAGCAGTACCACTTAGAGCATGGTTCAATGTCTTCTAAGTGGTCTGACATCTTCCC